ATTAGAAGATTATTGTAAGTTTCCTTGTGAGAATTTACCAAGTGAACCAAATAATAATATAGTAACCTATAACCCATACAAATATAACTCTTATGTTGTAAAAGATACTGAAGAACCTGTATATCGTGCGGGGGAAGTTGAAATGATAAATTTAAGAGACAAAATATTTATAACAAAATAATAACATGCCATTACCAAATAAAATAAAAAAAACAATCCCGTTAACTTTTCCAAAAACTCTTTACCCAAGAAGAGAACAACTATTGGAAAAAATTAATAAAGACGGAACTTATTTACCAAAATCAATTTTACACGCCGATTTGGATGGGGGTATGTTAAATTTTGTTCAAAATGATTTACAGACAATTATAGATGGTCAAGTAATTCCAATGGTTGATATTATAATAACTTCACAAAACTGGTCTCAATTTACCGAAACTTGGAATTTTCAAGATTTAGACTCAAACGTTTCCCCTCCGTTTATTACAGTTGTGAGAAACCCGGAAGTTAAATTCGGAACAAATCCCGCAACAATTTATAATATACCGAATAGAAAACAATATTTTTATGCTCAAGTTCCAACTTGGGATGGAAATAGAAATGGTATGGACATATATAAAATACCTCAACCTGTTCCTGTTGATATTACATATAGTGTTAAAATAATTTGTAATAGAATGAGAGAATTAAACGCTTTAAATAAAAACATTCTTGAAATGTTTGCCTCTCGTCAAGCCTATACAACCATCAAAGGTCATTATATTCCAATCATAATGAATAACATTACTGATGAGTCAGTTATGAATATTGATAAAAGAAAATATTATATTCAAAGTTATGATTTTACAATGTTAGGATTCTTAATTGACGAAAATGAATTTGAAGTTGCTCCGGCAGTTTCAAGAGTTTTAACTGTTGTTGAATTTGAAAAAGAATCGTTCACTCGTGGTCGAAGAAAAAATATTGCCGATGAATCGACAGTAACTAATTTTTTATTTGTTGCCGGGAATAATATTTTATCACAAATTTTTGATTATACCGTTGATTTAAATTTAGGTGATACAACCAACATTGACTCGTATGATGTGTATCTAAATAATCAATATTATGGGTCTGATTTACTTCAAATTCAAATAAACACCAATGATGTTTTAAAAATTATTGTGGTTAAAAATGATGACTCAAAAGAAGGTATTATTCAGTTAAATAATGAAATACTTTAGTTTTCACCATAGATATCCTTCTTTTCCTTACATTGGTCTACAATCATTCTTTCTAAAAAACGATACATTTTTATACCCCTCTTTTCACAATAGGTCTTTAGGATGTTGTGAACCTCAATTGATATCTTTAGGTTCTTTATCTTTTTTTCGTTATCTGCCATGGTAGAATAAAGGCAGAATTTATTCTACCTAATTTATAAATACTTCTTATGAAGTAAAGTATTTTGGTTTTTTTTATAATATTTATCAATAAAAATAAATTTACAAATAAAAAAGACAAACTAATGGCATCAAATCAAAAAGTATTCGTATCTCCCGGAGTATATACTTCTGAAGTTGATTTAAGTTTCGTAGCACAAAGTGTGGGAGTTACCACGTTGGGTATTGTGGGTGAGACCTTAAGAGGTCCCGCTTTCGAACCTATCTTTATACGAAATTTTGATGAATTCACAAATTTCTTCGGTGGAACTTCTCCAGAAAAATTTATAAATACACAAATTCCAAAGTACGAAGCGGCTTACATTGCTAAATCATACTTACAACAATCTAACCAATTATTCGTAACGAGAGTTTTAGGATTATCTGGTTATGATGCGGGACCATCTTGGTCTATATCAACAAAAGCAAATGTTAATCCAACAACGGTTGATTTCTTTTGTGAAAGTGCTACAACGGTTCAGTGTATAACTGAATGTGTTGACTTTAAAACAATTAATTATTCTATTGAATTTTCAGCGTGTACTAACAGTATTAATAGTATTGTATTTACAAACACTTCTAATTTAGCACCTGAAATATCTTCAATATTGTACGAACCTTACGAACAATTTGATGGTAGTATGAGTACATTGTATACTGATTTTTCTAAACAAATTTTTGACGTAGTTTCAACACCGGCAAAAGAAGACACTTCAATTTATTACTATGGAGCAATACCAACAAGCGTTTATTCAGGATTAAGTTCTGTATATACAGGTGAAACAAACGTTTATGAAGTTGATAATGTAAGTGCTAACTTATGTAATTATTCAGCACCACAAAATGACCCTTGGTATTACTCATTATTTGATAATGTTGGTAACGCTTCTTACACAGGATTTTCATTTTGGTCTGTTGTAACAGGATTAACATTAACACCTGTTATTACAACTACGACATCCACATCAACAACAACCACTACTACTGACCCGTGTACAACAACTACTTCAACATCAACTACTTCAACAACAACCGCAAAACCGGTTCATTGTTATACAGGTACATTGATAGGTGTTATTTATGTTTACTCAGGAACTGCATATACTGATTACGATGATTTAGTAATTGCTACGTTACGTTCAAGAGGTCTTTCAACATATGGTTTAGATGATGGTCCGGTTTATGAAGTATCAGGATTAACTGATGTTAGTTTAAATTGTACTGGAACATATTCAGGAGTAACTAAAAACCCATTTTCAACTTTTGGTGTTAACATAACAAGTAAAGATGGTGACCAATATTTCTTTGAAACATCCTTCTCAAACTCTGACCCTAAATATATAAGTAAAGTATTTGGGGCCTCTAACTTCTCTAAACCAAGAACAGTAGTTCCGTTATTTGTTGAAGAAAGATTCCAAGCTTTATTAACAAATGCTTGGAGAATGGGTTATATTAGAGGTTTAAATTGTGAATTAACCGCTTTACCTGATGCACGTCAAGCGATTGACCCAACATCAATAGCGTTTTATTTAGAAAAATATCAATCTCCGGTATCACCTTGGGTTGTTTCTGAATTAAGAGGTAACAAAGTTTATAACTTATTTAAATTCACAACTATCGCTGATGGTGATTCGGCTAACGTTGATATTAAAATATCGTTAGCTAATATGTCATTTAACAACGGTACTTTTGATGTATTGATTAGAGATTTCTTCGATACTGATTCAGCTCCGGTGGTTCTTGAAAAATACACTAACTGTACAATGAACCCTCAAGATAATTCATTCGTAGGTAAGAAAATTGGTAGTTTAGATGGTGAATATCCATTATTATCAAGTTATGTAATGGTTGAAATGAATGAGGACGCACCTATAGATGCACTTCCTTGTGGATTCTTGGGATATGATTATAGAGAATATGCTGGTGTAAGACCACCATTCCCATTAATAAAATCTAAATACTATTATCCTGGTGAAGTAGTTTTTAATCCACCATTTGGCTTAGCATCAGGTGCGGACGACGCAACTAGAAGTGCGGGTGATAATGTAAGAAGAACTTACTTGGGTATCTCTGATACTGAAGGTATTGACGTTGACTTCTTCCAATATAAAGGTAATCAACTTCCTTTAGATATCTGTAACGATACTGAAGGTAATCCTTGGAACTTTAGAACAAGAGGTTTCCACATGGATAAAAATGCAAGTGGTATTACAATACCAAATGTATTTGTAACAAGTGGTACACCGGCGTTCTTCTGTGGTGATGCACCATTTACATCAGACCCTGATAACCCTGAAAATCCTTACTATAGAATTTTTGCTCGTAAATTTACTTTACTTGTTAAAGGAGGTTTTGATGGATGGGATATCTACAGAGAATTTAGAACAAATACTGATAGATTTGTATTAGGTAGAGCAGGTTATTTAAAAGGAGCTTGTCCAACACCAAGATACCCTACCGCAACAGGTTGGGGTGCGTTCAAACAAATTAGTGTGGCTGGTAATACTCAAGATTTTGCTAACACCGATTATTATGCTTATTTATTGGGTCAAGAAACATTTGCAAATCCTGAAGCAGTAAACATTAACGTGTTTGTTACACCGGGTATTGATTATGTTAATAACTCTAATTTAGTTGAAAATGCTATAGATATGATTGAATATAGTAGAGCGGATTCATTGTACGTTTGTACAACACCTGACTACAATATGTATGTTCCTTCAACAGGTAATCAATTTGATTTTATTTACCCACAAGAGGCTGTAGATAATTTGGCAAATTCAGGTATTGACTCTAACTACACGGCTACTTACTACCCTTGGGTATTAATGAGAGATACTGTTAACAATACACAAATTTACTTACCAGCAACTGCTGAGGTAACGAGAAACTTAGCGTTAACAGACAATATCGCATATCCTTGGTTCGCAGCTGCGGGTTACACGAGAGGTATTGTAAATGCGGTTAAAGCGAGAGTTAAATTGACTCAAGAGAATAGAGATACTCTATATCAAGGTCGTTTAAATCCAATCGCAACGTTCTCTGATGTTGGAACAGTAATTTGGGGTAACAAAACTCTTCAAATTAGACAATCGGCTCTTGACAGAATCAACGTAAGAAGATTATTACTTCAAGCTCGTAAATTAATATCAGCAGTTTCTGTTAGATTATTATTTGAACAAAACGATGCTAAAGTAAGACAAGACTTCTTGGATTCAGTTAATCCAATATTAGACTCTATAAGAAGAGATAGAGGTCTTTACGATTTCCGTGTAACAGTTTCGTCTGACGCAGCTGATTTAGACAGAAATCAAATGACAGGTAAGATTTACATCAAACCAACCAAATCGTTAGAATTTATAGACATCACGTTCTATATCACTCCAACAGGAGCATCTTTCGAGAATATATAATAAATAAAATTATGACCCATTGTAATAGTGGGTCATAATTAAGCCAAATAACAATTATGTTTAATAAAAAAATTTTAAAAGAAGGTATTGATGAAGCAGGTGCTCCTGATGAAAAATACTACGCATTTGATTGGGATGACAACATTGTTACGATGCCAACAAAAATTATTTTAAAAGATGACGAAGGTCGTGAAGTAGGTATGTCTACCGAAGATTTTGCGGATTATAGAACTGAGATTGGTAAAGAACCATTTGAGTATCATGACCGTACTATTGTTGGTTTTGCGGATGAACCTTTCAGATATTTTGGTATTAAAGGTAACAAACAATTTATTGTTGATGCAATGTTAGCTAAACCAGGACCGGCTTGGGCCGATTTTGTTGAGGCAATCAATAATGGGTCTATTTTTTCTATTGTAACGGCAAGAGGACACAATCCTAATGTACTTAAAGAAGGTGTTTATAATTATATTGTCTCAAATACAAATGGTATAAACTCTGATGAATTAATTAAGAATTTAGAGAAATATAGAGATTTAGCGGACAAAGAAGAAATTTCTAAATCAGAAATGATAAGGGAATATTTAGATATGTGTCGTTTTTATCCGGTGACATTTGGGGAGGGTTCGGCAACAAATCCGGAAGAAGGAAAAATTAAAGCGTTAAAAGAATTTGTTAAATATGTTAAAGATATTTCAAATAGAATTCAGAAAAAGGCTTTCTTAAAAAATAAAATTAATAATTATTTTGTACCTAAAATAGGATTTTCAGATGATGACTTAAAAAATGTGGAAGTAGTTAAAAAACATTTTGAGCAAGACCCAGAAAATATTATTAAAACTTATTCTACAGCAGGAGGAATAAAAAAAGAATATTAAATAGTTATAATAAATAAGAATTAATAAAAAAACTAGTAAATAAAAAAACTAGTATTAAAAAAAACTAGACTAGAAGAGAATGATAATAAATTAAATTCTAAAAGTCAACTAAAATATTTTTTAAATAGTGATATTTATTAAATAAAGATAAAATAAATAAAATTAAAAACAAATTAAAATGGCTGATTTATTAATGAAAATGCCCATACCTTACGAACCTAAAAGACAAAATAGGTTTATATTACGTTTTCCTTCAACATTAGGAATTAATGAATGGTTCGTAGAATCGGCAGCAAGACCAAAAATAACAATTAATCCTGTTGCGATTCCATTTTTAAACACTGAAACATATGTTGCCGGTCGTTTTACTTGGGGTACAATAAATGTTAAATTCCGTGACCCAATCGGGCCTTCAGCGTCTCAGGCACTTATGGAGTGGGTACGTTTATGTGCAGAATCAGTTACCGGACGTATGGGGTATGCTGCGGGTTATAAAAAGAATGTTGACCTTGAGATGTTAGACCCAACCGGAGTAGTTGTTGAAAAATGGATATTAGAAGGAACTTTCTTATCTGATGTTAACTTTGATTCGTTGGCGTATAGTACAGATGCTTTGGCAACAATCTCAGCGGTATTACGTATGGATAGATGTATATTAGTTTACTAAAAAAATACTTTATATTTAAAATTAGGAATCCACATATCAAAAATATGTGGATTTTTTATTAACTATTGATAAAAAAACATATACGATTATATTTTATAATAAAAACAAATTTATATGGACGAAAGTTTAATTAATGCAGCAACAGAAAATTTCACATTACCACATGATGTGGTATCATTACCGAGTGGTGGAATTTTTTATAAATCTAAAAAAAAATCGGTTAAAGTAGGTTATCTAACAGCATCTGATGAAAATTATTTAATTGGTGCAATGGCTGGTAAAGAAAATATTGTATTTACTTTATTAAGAAATAAATTGTATGAACATGATTTACGTCCTGAAGAATTAATGGATGGTGATGTTGAAGCAATTTTAATCTTTTTAAGAAATACTTCTTTTGGTCCTGAATATACTGTTAATTTAGTTGACCCAAGTAATAGTAAAACATTTTCACATACTATTGTATTGGATGAATTAAATATTAAAAAAACTCAACATCAACCAGATGAAAATGGGTTTTTTACGACAATGTTACCTAAAACAGGTGTAACGGTTAAAATAAGACCAACAACTTTTTATGACACTATTGAATTAGATAAAATGGTCGAACAATATCCCGCTGGAAGACAAGCACCAAGAGTGACATGGAAATTACAAAAACAAATTGTCGAGATTGATGGAGATAGTGATAGAGGTAAAATTGCAATGTTTATTGATACTTTACCTATTATGGATTCTAAATACATAAGAACTTTTTTAAGAGAAAATGAACCGTCATTGGACCTTAAAAGAACAGCAACAGCCCCATCAGGAGAATTGGTATCTTTCGAGATAACCTTTGGGGTTGAGTTTTTTCGGCCTTTCTTTTAACTACCGACAACTTCTAATTGAGGAATACTACTTGATGGCTAAATTTATTAGAACATCATATAGTGACTTCAACGAGATGCCTACTTATGTTAGGAAATTTTTAATAAACAGAATAATAGAAGATAATACACCAAAGACGTAAATTAAAATATGTCTTTGGTGTATTTATTTATAAAACAAATTTGATATGCAAAATACTGGAAGTGGTTTAGAGGCTAGTGGACAAAAAGGTAAAGACATTATTGACTCGTTTGGTGACGCGTTGGTTAGTAATTTTAGTGTTGCTGCGGTTGGTAAAGTTGTTGCCGAACTTGATAAAGGTGCTAGCACACTTTTAAAACAGTTTGGTCTTGGTCAAGAAATGGCTCAAGCATTGAGAGCCACAATGGCTGATGCAGTTAGTAATGTTAGGGCTTTAGGTGGTGATATATCGGACGTTATTACTACTCAAGAAAAAGCTTCCGCCGCATTGAACCGAAACGTTATTTTATCCGCAGAAGTAAATAAAGATTTATTTGCAACCTTTAAGGTGACTGGTAAAGATGCGGGTGAATTGGTTGGTAAATTTAAGGACGCGGGGTATGGTGCGGGTCAAGTTGCTAGAGAAATGAAAAATGTTGTTGATATTGCTGCACAATCAGGTGTAAATGCAAAAGATGTTTCTGAAAAAGTATTACAAAATATGGACGCTCTTAATAAATATAATTTTGAAGGTGGTGTCTCCGGTTTAGCAAAAATGGCCGCTCAAGCGAGTATGTTACGAATTGACATGAGAACAACTTTAGGTTTTGCTGAAAAAATGTTTGACCCTGAAAAAGCGATTGAAATGGCGGCGTCAATGCAAAGATTAGGTGTTGCTCAAAGTAGTTTACTTGACCCATTAAAATTAATGGATTTAGCTCAAAATGACCCTGCTGAATTACAAAATCAAATCGCAGAAATGGGTAAATCATTTGTTCAATTAAATGAAAAAGGACAATTTGAAATTATGCCGGGAGCTAAACGTCAAATGAGAGAGATTGAACAAGCCATGGGATTACCTGCGGGTGAATTGGCCAAAATGTCTTTAGCAAGTGCTGAGTTAGAAAATAAAATGAGTAAAATCCGTTTCCCTGATTTAGATATTGACGAAGACAAACAGAAAATGATAGCCAATATGGCTGAAATGGGTGCGGGAGGAAAATACGAAGTTCAAGTTGAAGATGAAAATGGTAAAATGATGACCAAAGCAATTGAAGATTTAACTAAAGAAGATGTTGATTATCTTGAAAAAGTTGCTAATACCGCTCCAAAAACTATGGAGGAGTTGGCTAAAGGTCAATTAACTGCGTTAGAATCTATTCAGGCAGATATTAAATCAATTGCGGACAAATCGGGGTTAGGTATTGCTAGAACTAAAACAACAGGAAAAGTTTTAGATACTAGTCGACAAATTTCATCAGGTATTCAAAAAACACTATCACCAAAACAATTAGACACTAAAAACTTAGCATCATCAATTGATGATGGAATAGATAGAAATTTGGATATTCTTAAACGATTAAGTGAAGGTGAAATAACTAAAACTCAAGCCGCGTCAGAATTAAAAGAAAATCTTTCAAAACTAAGTACTTTTATTGATGGAACATTTAGAACATCAATAAGTAATGCAAGTGTTGAACTAGATAAATTATTAAAAAATAATCCTGTTTTAACTCAAATGACACAGGCAGCAACAGGTGATTTTAGAGGTATAAATAAAATTAAAAAAACAACTTCAGACGCTGACCCTGCAAATCTTAAACGAGATATTAGTAATGTTAGAAATACTTCGACAAATCAAGGTAATACAACATCAACAACTAATACTCAATCAGATAAACCAATTGAAATAACATTAAATCATAACATAGATTTAAAAACAAATGGTAATATAGATACAAATCAAATAGTTATGGCACTTAAAAATACGGACGTTCAACAAGGAATGGCGGGAGCGTTAAAAGAAGCGATATATAGTAATGGTTTAATGGCCCCAACGTCAAACAAAACTCAGTTAATGAATCGTAATATAAACGAGAGTTCATTGACATAAAATAAAGTACAATCTATTTATAGATAAATCAGAATATATGGCAGAGAGTTTATTATCATTTGCATCCACGTCTTCCTTTAGAAATTCTTTAATGGCAAAAAACTTGGCACCCTACAGTGTTCAAGGTGTTTATACTCCGCC